AGTTGGACGTGCGAGAGCCGGAAATGGCCGCGTCGCCGCGACTGCCGCCCAGGATGACTTTTGTAGTCCCCGAGGTGTAGGACTGGCCGCGTCCGCCGTTTGCCACAAAACCCGATGCTGTAGTACCAGAGCTATCGTCACCCCACACCCAATGATGGCCGGTGGCTTGCTCAATGCCGTATTTGCTGGTGTAGCCTGCTGCGCGGGTGGTCAGCGGGATGGTGCTGGCAGCACCGCCCAAGGACTGGTTTTCTGTCACGCCGAAGAATGCAATGTTGGCTTCGGCATCGGTGAGCAACCTAGCCCCATGGGCGCGGGCGTGTTCACTGGCACGCCACCAGGTGTAGTCGGCATAGGTCAGTGTGCCGTTGCCGCCCATGGTGGTGGGGATTTTTGCCAGCACGGTGCCGCTGGCCACGGCCACGTTGTTGCGGCTTAGGCCGTTGGTGTCGGTGTCTGTCCCTGCAAAGTAGATGGCCACCCAGGTGCCTGCACCGGTCAGCACGAAACCTTTTTGTGCTCGCAAGTCGCTCACATTGGCGCGCCACTTCAAATCCCAGAATGAAAACAGGTTGATGCCTGCGATGTTGTCCACATCAGTCTGCGTCCACACCATGCCGCCCGTTTGCACCGAGCCTGCGCTGTTGAAAGAGCCGCCCGCTACGGTGGTGCCGCTGGCCACTAGCCCGTAATGAAAGCCGCCGATCAGTCGGCTGTTGGCAACGGTGTAGCCGCTGGGTGCGGTGAAGCTGCTATCGGCCCGCACAGTTCCATCTTGGCAGGCGTAGATAGCGTAGTCGGTGCCAGCGGTAAGCGTTGGCATGACGATAGCCGTGGCCGCGGTGAAGGTGACCGATACCCCCAGCACATCGACGATGGTGCCCGCCTTGATGCTGGCGGTATTGGCTGCGGTCTTGGTGAAGGCGACTGAGGTGGTGGAGTCTTTGTAAAAGAGGCCCGCAGATCGCGCATTAGCTGCTACAAAAGCCGTAGTGGCCAGCTTTGTGGAGTTGTCGCCATTGGATGCAGTTACACCGGTGACCGCTCCCAGACTCGTGATGTCGGTGTTTGCTCCTGACTCAGCCGCACCCATGGCGGCCCGCGCCGTAGCTAGATCAGATCCCGCGACTACTGGAGCCATTGCTGCGCTGACCAGACTGGAAGCCGTGCCGGTGTAATTCACGATGGCATCGCCTGCGCTGTTCCAACCCAGCAAGCCGTTGATAACCGGTGTTGGCAGTTCAGCGGATACACCAACTACACCAGATGGCAACGTCAGCGCCCGCCCGATCTGCTCGTCCACTTGCTGGATCATCAGCACAGCCGAATCCAGATCATCGTCCAGGGTGGCGGCTGGTAGCTCGCCTTGATCTTGGTAGTCGGTTGTACGCACCAACGCCATGCTGCGCCTGCGCACCACGCTGGAAAGGTTGGCTGGTGCCACGGTCATGGTCACATTGCCGCCAGCATTAACGCCAGCACCAGACACCGTGTAGTCCACATTCAAGGTCTTGACCACATCATCGACTGTGACCTCGATGTCAGCTGCAGAAATGATCTTGAACGTGTAGGGGAAGACGGTTGTTACCCCGTTTCCAGTGCTTCGGTTGATGGGTGTCTGGGATGAAACTGTCACTTGGGATACCTCGCGCGGGTTAGCGCGGGTATCACATTTCCAAAGTTACTTCATGAACACCCGCTGATGGACGCCAATCGTCGCCGCGATCCTCGGTCGGTTTCCCGACTATCCGACCAATGCGCACCGGGGTTTCAGAGATTGCGCCAGCTCCAGAATCAAGATAATCGTCGGCCTGATTCTTTGACAGCGGGTTGAACTGGATCATCTGGTCATAGGCTGGGCCATCCGTCACCGAAGTGTGAGCCCATAGAAACCCTGATGAAAGCGGGGCCTCGAATGCATCAAGAATGCGCTTTTGCTTGTTCTCGCTGCTGAAATCCTCGGTCACGCTGATACCGTGGCGCTTGAGGTGCTTGCGTGCAATGGCCGGCACAAAGCCACCGGGGCCATTGGTTTCAATCACGATGCTAGGCACCTGCAGCGGGGCAAGCAAGTCGATCAGCTGCCGGATCTGGCCGCCCACCAGCGTCTTGCCACCGCGCCCGAATTCCTCCAGCTCACCGGTCAGTGCAATGGCGCGGTGCCAGTACAAGCGGCCCGCATCATCCGTGAACACAACGGCCACCGCCGATGCATCCGAATTGATTTTCCCAAGTGAGCAATCCCACCGGGCCTTCACGCCCACCAGGCGCACGTTACCCAGCATGAGCAGGGTTTCGCCATTGGCAAAGCGCACCACCGGCTCCACTTCATAGGGCACCATCTTGGCGGGGTCGAGGCGGGTTTCGCTTACCGGCTTGGCCTCCAGCTGGTACTGGCTATCCCAGCCGTTCAGGGTGCGGGTTTCCTTGCGCCGCATTTCCACCTCTGTGCGATTGAACCGTTCTGGCCATGCGTTGCCAGCGCAAATGTCGAGCACCATGGCAGGCGGTTTGTTGAACACCACTTCATTGCCCTGCACCTTGAAGTCAGCCCCTTCGCGCATCATCCGCGCAAACTTACCAATGCCTGCCAGCACATAGAGCCCATCGGGGCCGGGTGTGAAATTGAACCGGTACCGGGTTTTGACTGCGGTGTCTTCATACCGGACAACATGGGAGAAAAGCGGAATCTTGAGCACGGACGCGCCCCCTTCAATCTGTTCGGTGTAAATCGAATCGTGGGTGTGCGGCGTTCCGATGTAGGTCTTCTGTGCACCAGGCACGGCAATGTGCGTGGTTTCCTCGATCTTGAGCCGCAGGTTCTGGCGGGCCTCGGGGGTCTTGATGTTTTTGGGCACCTCAACGTCATCAAAATCGATAGCATCCGCGCGGCTGCCGGTGCTGTTGCCGTTCACGCCAACGGCTTCCATGCTGGCGTTTCGTGCATCCTGCGCGCCCGTTACCCAGAACGACTTTGCCCCGGGTTTTGGCGGCAGCATGCCCTGCGTGAGCGGGTGCCTGCGCAGTACGTTCAGGGTGTCGCGCGTCAGCTTGGTGGCCAGCTTGTCATCGGCGGCCCACACCAGTGAGCGGTTGTGCCTGTTGCGGTACAGCTTCCACGCCTTGTAAACGGCGTACAGAGTGGACTTGGCAGCACCACGAAACACCATCAGCACGCGCACCGGGTCATTGCATGTCTCCAGCCATTGGCAGACACGCACATGCAGCATGGGCACATCCCAGCGCATGACCTTCGCCCACATCAGGAAGAAGGTCAGGAATGAAACGTCACCGCTTGCCATGCACCTTTGCGTCGAATGCAGCCTTGGCAGTGCCTGACTGCAGCGTCTTGAGCAGCTTGGCCGCTTCTTTCTCAGCTGCGCGCACCTGGGCATCGAGCTCGTCCTGCGCAGTGTCCACCGCTTCGGGGTGGTCGGTACCGGCTGAGCTGGCGCGCTGAACAATGTCGGTCAGGTTGGAGATCCGCGTCATCAGAGCGATGGTGGCCACGGCATTTTTCTTTGACCAGTAGCGGTCGCCTCGGGTCTGGGCATCGATGGATGCAGGCTCCAGCCCATGCCCGGGCCAGCGCCTGGGGTCTGCCTCGGTCAGAAATACATCCGTCAACTCTTCATGCAGCGACTGCAGCCGCTCGTATTGGTCCTGTCGCATCATCGTCCTCCAATTGCGCCCATGTCCGGGGCCCGATCTGGTGCAGCCTGCCCAGGTTGCCACCAGAAATCTTGCTCCCAATCCTTGTACGCTTTGGTCTTCTGCCGGTCAAGGTATCCAGGGGAGAGATTTTCCTGCATCGAGTGCAGGATCATGTGATCCATTGCCGCTTTGCCGTACCAAAGATTCACATAGGGGGCGTGTGACCGAGCAAACCGCAGCGCCTCAGCTCCCGCGTGGGTGTCCTTGCCCGCCATGGCCTCGTCAAAGTTGCCTTTTGTGAGCTCGTAAATGTCGGCCAAACTGCCAAAGCTCGGACCCATGGTCATTCGGCCCATGGTGTCCATAGTGCTGCGGTCTTGCGTGGTGTCGCCCAGAATCATGTCACCCAAGAATCCAGCGCCGCCGCCCTGCGCAATGGCGCGCGTCCAGAACTTCGGCGTGGTCATGTCCACCGGGTCTTTGCCCTGAATCACCTGTTTGGTCTGGAATGCCACCGCACCCAGCGCCGTGGTGGTCAGCAGCAGGGCCGCAGTGTAGGCCGCCTTATTTGCCAGAGCTGGCGATCCATCCATGGAAGCGCCGCCCTCCAGCATCCTGCGCCAGTGCCGCGAGATCATGGAGATTGGGAACGATTTGAACTGCATGGTCAGCCGTGCCAGCTCACCAGTGCCGGTGCCTGCCTGTTGCCCGCCCCACGTCTGAATGGCGCGTGTGGCCAGATCCGGGTTGATCACGGCATATTCCGATTCGTCGGTGATGAACCCCAGAATCTTCGCGGTGACTTGCGATGCCTCAGGGTGGCCGCTGGATGCAATGGCCTCCGGTGTCAGCATGCCCTGCCCCCGGTAGTCTGTGAGCTGGGCGGCATGCACCACCTCCCAATCGGCCTCGGTGATTCCCTTGCGCATCAGGTGGCTGCGGTCCCATTCCGTGAGCTGGGCCCAATCGGTTTTTGACAGCTTTCCCAGCCCCGCCATCATGGTCATGCTGAAACCCCGGCGCATGGTGTCCGTCCAGGCATTCATCAGGGACAGCTTCATGGTGCTGTTGGCCAGCCGCCCGCTCCAGTTGTTGGCGATGTTCTCACCCTGCCAGCGGTTCAGGTCGCTGATCATGCTCTCGGCGATCATGCCGTGCATGTTGGCAAACTCCTTGGCATCCTTGCCGCCTGCGGTCATGGTGTTGGTCAGCAGATCCCAATACGACAGCTTGTTGTAGCCGGTGGTGACCATCATGGTTCCCATGTCGGTGATGCTGGAAACCACCGCGCCAGCCAGTTTGCCGAATGTCTGAATGTTGCGGATGTGCTGCCCCACCGATGCCAGCCGTGCGCTATCCGGTGTCCCGCTGGTGCCGCTGATGATGTCCCAATAGGCCTGCGGCTTGTTGCCGAATGACCGCATCACCTCGCCATCGGTGCGCTCTGCCAGATCAAGCTGCAGCCTGAACTGGTGATTAGGGTTGGGGCCCATGCGTTCCACTAGCCCGATATTGCGCGCCATGCCGCCGATGTGCCCGATCATCGCGTCATACATCGAGCCCATGCCATAGGCCGCGTTGTATTGCAGGTAGCTGTCACCGTCCTTGAAGTGCAGCACCCGGCTTTCGCTTCCGCTGTTGGCTTTGGCCCCGGTACCCTTGAACTGCCCCGGCTCGGTTTTGTTCAGGCCATCGGTGGCCAGCGTCTTCCATGCACCGCGAAGCAAGTCAAGTACCTCGCCATCATTCATCGCTTTGCCATCAGGGTGCAGGTACTGCTTGCGGTCCAGCAGATCGATTGTCTTTTGCGCCCAAGCATCGGCACCGGCATTGCGGATCCGTGCACTGTCGTGCGGCTGTGGCAGGTAGCCGTAATCCAGTTTCCCAACATCGCCACCGGCCGCATTGAAGCGCTGGCGCATGGATTCAATGGTCTGCAGCCACGCCTTCGCACCATCCTGCGCCAGCTTGTTGCCCGACTTGCCGCCACCGTTGGCAAAGATTTCTGCCACCAGGTCTTTGGTCATTTGTGGGTTCTCAGCGTCGAACAGGAACTGCAGCACCCTGCGCCCGGTACCTGCACCCTGACCACTGCCAGCGGCATCCACCAGATCCATCAAGCCACTGGAATACTGCTTTTTGATGCCATCGGTGTACAGGTGGGTATTGTTCAGGTCTTCCACCAGGGCGCGGCTTTGGCCCACACCCATGTTCTGCCGTAGATCCGTGATGCGCTGTTGCGTCTCCAGAGTCTTGAGCACTTGGCGCTGAGCATTCTCTGCCTTGCGCTGGGCCTGCGCTTTCAAGTCGGCCATGGCTTGCTGCGCGGCAATCTGCACCCGGGCATCGGGCGGGTAGCTCTGCCAGTCCGGATCCGAGCGGGCCAGCCTGCGCATGGTTTCATTCATGCGATCATCGATGCCCTTGATCTCGGCAGTGGTCAGCGCACGGCCGGCCGCTTTGGTCACTTGTGCGATACAGTTCGGTTTCATATGTTGCTTGTCCTTTCAATTGCCGGTCTGGTTTCCATCATCCCGCTGTCGATCTGGGCAGCAACGGGGAGTCTTGATCGTGCGTGGCAGGCGCTGCGTGAGTACCTTCTTGCCATGGCGGTGCTGGTTGTACCTGCGCTGGTCTTCGCAGCTATTGCATTGCTGCCTCGTGTCTGGAACTAGCTAATTTCACTTGAGGCTTTTTGAGCAGTGTTGGCTCTGTCCAGCGGATGCTGGCGCTGGAGCTCAGCGCGTCACCGGCATCGATTGCCGACAGTCCAACCAGCCGGTTCATAAGTTGCCGCACCTGAACCTGGGCCATGGCAGCCAGTGAATCATCGCC